TCTGGGGCAGACAGAAACTCTTCTTGAGGACCTTCATTAGGTTGGAATATAACTGGTGTATCATCTATTAACTCTTGTACGGTTGCTGGGAGATTTGCAACGTCGTTGCCATCCACGACCCGCGAACCTGTGCCATTAAGCGCGGTTTCTACCTTCTTTGCACTCTTCTTTAGTTTACGTGCGTAGCTGGCTTTATCCTGCGCTTTCTTCTGGTGTTTTTCTTTTGCTTTCTCAGCCTTGCGAACACGAGCCTGTAAAGCCCTTCTCGCACGTTCGGCACGAGATAGGTTGTATCGAGCCTTGGGTGCGTTAGGGTCCTTCTTGGGCCTACCGCGCTTTTTCGGCTGAGTTTCCTGCTTGTCTTCCACGGTGTACCATCCCGCCTTGTGCTTTTTGTTGACGGGTTTTTTTAACATCTCTTATCAACTTTGGTCCTACATCAATTTCTACAACTCCTTTTGAAGATGTCCCAGCACCTGCGCCTTTGCGAAGTAGCTGCCTTCCCTCTTTGCGAAATTGACTGAATAGGTTTCTAAAAAATCCCTTTTGGCTATCCGCTTTATTTTTTGCTTCTTTCATTTGTTTCTGACCTTCAGCAATGGCATCTCTTCCCGCCTGTCTAAAATCAGAAAAAGCTGCGCTTATCTGGCCTTTTGTTTTGTTGCCAGCTTCTATTTGCTTCCGACCTTCTTTTCTAAATTCTGAATACTCATCTTTTATCTGTTTTCTAAAATCAGAAAAGTCTTGCTGTATCTGCTTCAGTCTTTTTTCTCTATCTATTATTGCCTGTAATTCTGGATTAGCCATCTATTACTACTTCCTTCTTTGGTGGCAGCAAGACCACCCCGTGGACTGCCTGTACATTATGATTCATTGTTTCTTGCTTACCAAGGCCAACTCTATTCAAGATTGCTTCTGCTGCACGTAGCTTTAGGTCATCCCCACGCTCAATTACTGGCGTGTCAACTAACTCTACCATCTTATTTGCAGCCTTGAGGGAGTTTCCCGCCAACACCGCACGGGTACGTTCGACAATTTCCTCTGCAAGGGTGTCACGTAGCCACGTAACAGACCCACGGGAGTACCCCGCAAGTTCTGCCGCTTGGTTGAAATTGCCGTTAGACTCGAAAAGGGCTGTCAAGAAGTTTTCTTGCTTCTCAGACAACTGCTTTTTCTTAGCTTGTTGTACTAAATTCATAGAATTTGCCTTGATTTGGTGCTGGGAAGCGTTCTGTCACTCGGTTTCTGCCTGTTTCGTAAAGGAACTAGCGTAAAAGGTGAGGCGAACCAGCGTTTTGCAACCCCAGCAACCTCATTATGGTAACAATATGATGTATTGTCAACTGTTTTACCTAATAATTATAAAAAAAATTACGAGAGGTGCATTTTTGGGGTTGACGGATGCGATATACGACCCTACAATGGCCTATCAGCCGCCGGGTAAACCCCCATATACCCCGCAAGGCTACCTTACACGTTTGCCGGGACCCCTAGTCGGGTCCCTTTTTTGTTATCTGCAGGGTTACCTTACACGTTTGCCGGGAAACCTATATCAAAAACCCCCAAAATACAAAAAATATGTCGGGATTGCATAGCAAATGCGGGGGGTCCCCCGTGGCCCATGCGTACCCGCGCACAGCCAAATATTTTTTTCGTTACTTGTAACAGCCACAGATTAACCGTCCCGACAAACTACCCCCGCAACACCGCACCGCAACCCCTATCACTCACACCCGCGCACCCGCGCACGTACACGTTTTGCCATTTGTCATATAGATTACCTACTGGGATGGCCTTTACGGTTAATATAACATGGCTCAAGGGGCAAACATCCCGCACCGTAAACCAAGCAAATACAACGGCTACACTATTATTCTGATTGACCGCATAAAAAAAGCCCCACCGGATAGGCGGGGCAAGGTTGCTGGGAGGAATATTAAGTACCTAGAATAATCCAGATAGTAAGCAAGTAGGTGAGTATTTCAAGCGGTGTCATCGGTCTTCGCTTTCACATCCGCCAGTGTCTTCACCTTCTTTTCGAACGAATATTGGGTGATGCCCATATTCTCAAGCATGGTGTCTAATACCGCAACCTGCTTTCCGATGACGTGGTTAAGCATCGCAATAGCCTGCAAATCTTCATAAGGCACGACCGCAAAGTCTTCTGCAGTTTCTTTATCAACGTTGTAGTTAAATGCTGTTTTCTTCATTGTTTTACCTTTCTAGATTGGCGGGGATTGCAACAGCGCAACCCCCTGATAGTTTCGTTTTAGACCAGTTCAACAGATAATGTCAACTTATCCCTGAACACATTCTGAATACGTTCTTCTAAATGATTGTCGCACCAAGCTTCGATATAGCTGTCAATCTGATTATCCAGTTCACTTGTAATCATATCTTCAACATCACTTTCGGTAATGGTCTCGTGTTCATTAGAAACAACGTTCTTTATTTCCTGCTGGAGTATTTCCCGCAAGCCTTGCAAGGTTTTTGCTTCGTTACCATTCAGGGTAATGTTCACGTTCATATCTTCCATCATTATGCCCCCAACTTATATTTGCGTTTCGCACGTCCGGTAGTAATGGACTGCACGTTATACCCAGCGTTGCGGATTGCGCTAATATGCGAATGAACGGCCATTTTCGACTTAACATCAGTATTCCGCAAGATAGTGTCGAGAGTAACCGGATAAGGTCGAGTAACAAGCACGTTTAACACCTGCTTAGTCATCGGCTCAAGCGTATTAGTTCCGCCGACTACTGGCTTATTCTTTGCTGGCTTTTCATCTTTAAAGACGTATTCAAGCAAACGGTTAGCGGCGTCTTCCTGCTCTTTGCGGTCATCTGCAAAACCCCGTAAAGCTTCGTTAAGATACTGCCTCGCTTTCGGTGGAGAATACACCCACGCTAATCCGATATTCTCAACAATCTTGTTTCTTGTTTCGGTTTTCATCGCTTTAGTTCCTTTCGTTTAGTTGGCGATAAATACAGCATAGATAATCAAACACAACAAAACAACAGTTAATGTTCGATAGATAACGTAGAGGCATTCCATCAAGCGGCTACCCTTTCCAATACCTGCCAAGCGTCACTGGTCAAAACATCCCGCACCATATCCGCACGTTTCCGTTGAGCGTCATGTTGTTTCTGCTTTTCCCTGCCTTTCTCCAGCGTGTGAGTAGACCAGTGAGTTAAGGCATTATACCCCGCCCACATAGTTTCGCCCAGTTCTTTCGCTTCTTCTTCGAACTGGTCACCAAGATAGTTTAACAAGCCTTTATTAATAGGCTGTTCTTCTTTATCGCTTGGTCTCGCTTTACGTTTGCAGATTGTCTCAGATAATACGTCGACAAATTGCCTAGAAGACAATCCAAGGCTGGCCCACCTGTCCATCTGTTCCCGTTGGTTTTGGAACATATCGAGAGATAGGACGGCTTTACCTGTCAATGCTGACGTGTCCAGATTGCGGGTGTGTCGGCGTTTCTGGTGATACGCTTTCTCACCCCCGAACACTAGCGTATTGCGGCACAAATCACGATATGCACCGCTGAACACTTGGAAAGACCAAGACATGTCAATGCTGTTGAACACATCCAAGCGCGGCACGACACTATCTGAACCCTGACGGCTCTTAACATCTGCTTTCAAGTCTTCAAAGTAGATAGTCCGGTGAGCCTTTTTCCCCGCCTCGAATAGCCGGTCGACTACCCGCAGCTTTCCACCCAGTGGACTATCTGCCAACTGCTCCGCCTGCACCTGCATCATGTTTTGATGAGGAACAAGCTGGTAAGTTTTAGGTATAGGCCGCATGTCGACAAGCTGGCCGGTCGCCTTGTTCAATACAGCGTGATAGTTATGAATTTTGGTAGGTTCATAAACTTGCTGGATAGTTTCACCGTGTGGTGTTTTATCGTCCCAGTAAGTAAGTGCCTCAATCGGTACACGTTCAAATATTGCCCTATCAGTAAACAAGGACAAATCGAAGGGGTCGTTATGGTCGTACTGGATACCGTCCCGAATATCTGACAGACGGCTATTGTTTGGTATTAAATCAAGCATAAATCATGCCTTTCTGTTGTTGGTTTATTTATGGGGAAAGCCCCCGCCCTGATTCTAAGGCACAAACGGCCCAGAAAGTAAAGCTATTTTTTTTGCTGGCAATTCGCCCCGCCTCGCGAAAATTGCCTGATATATCCAGACCAGTAGCAGATAAAGGAAACAAAAATTCTGCCCTTGTGATATATCCCCAAAAAAGTTGGCGTGGTCTTTTTGTCATTAGTGGGTCATAAATAAAACTTGCCTAGTATCTGCCGACCAACACAGCGCACAGTTTGCACAGTTGGCAACATCGCCCGTCTGTTCTGGACAAACAAAAGACTTGCCTTTTACTGGCTTTGCTCGTTCGGTGCTGTTGGCTGAAAATGTACAGTCTAAATCATTGCTGAACCGTACAGAAAAGCGTGAGCCATATGTCTGTCTAATGAGGTCAAGAACATGCCCTATATTTGAATTTTTATTATGACCTGTATAACCCCACACAGCAAGATTGTCATAACGGTTGAGCAGTTTACCCCATAGCAAGGCATAGGTTAAGGAGTAAAAATCACCTAAGACGTGAAGCCGAACAATAACGCCTTTATAAGTAGAACATAATTCTTTTACTTCTTCTTCTAATTTTGCTTCGAGTGCTGGCCCGTGTTCGATACGATGAGCGAACGCCATGTTATTACCATAGCAATTATCCCAGTGATAACATTCGCGGGGACACGTTGCACGTTCTTCAAGCGTAAGCGTAAAGATAACATAGCCTTTAAACTTGCCTTTCTTAACAATGGGCAACTTTCCCTTATCTGCTATTTTGTTATTCTTAGATAGTTTAAGCGCACCAGTTTTTAATTCTGCAATCGACCGCCTAGCGTTAGGATACATGGTAACCGCTGGCTTGTTTATATCTGCTTTTCTCATTAGTATGTTTCCTTTTCTGTTGGTAAAGAAACAAAATCAGATTTATGCAATTCTGTCAAGTGCTTTCTGTTTTTGCAAATAACAAACGGCGCAGTAAGTATCGAACGCATCCCAGACATCCGCCTTCGCACCACACTTGCAATAATACTCCTCTTTAGTGGGATGATTGCGTGGCTGGTTTGTCATGTTTAGCGTGGCTGATTTGTCACGTTTAGCGTTTGTCATTTGTCAGCAAACGTCCTTGCCTTGGCAGTCTTTTGGATAGCATTGAACAATCATAGCGTAATACGGATTTTTGCTGTGTCTTGTCCAGCGTTTGTCATCAGCTAGTTTCTCGCACTCTCTCTGTGTCATAGGCATTTCTAATATCATCTGATTGCCTATGTACTCCCAACCCTCGTTAAACTCACCCTCGAGGTAGTATGTAGTGTTTGCCCACATACTAATTACAAGCATAAATTCCTTCATTGGTACTTGCTCCACTTCTCATGCCATGCTTCGTTTAGTATCTCGTCATATTCTTGGTCGCTGTAATGTGTCATCATATCACGAAAACGTTTCATCTCGTGTGCAAACTGAGCGAACACTTCACAACAACCAGCCCAGTAGTCTGCCTTTTCGTACCACTGGCTTTCGAGTTCGATTGCCATGTCTTTAACTCTGCCCATTGGTCACCTCTTCTAAATTATCTACATCTATGCCGTCAGCCATATAAGAATGGTCTATGTTAGGTGCATGAAATATCTTAACAGTGCCATCCTTGTTACGAACATAGTCATCTGCTTCGTCATCGACTACATAAAATGTCATATTCCACACACCTACGCTATATGTTTTGTTTATGTCAAAATCAGGCATCTTCAACCCCCTCAACATCAATAATCACATCTTTAATGTAATCGTCCCATATTTCATTTTTAGCTAATTCTTCTGCCTCTTCCTTGTTGGAAGCTTCGACATCAATCCGGTGATACACCGTGACGTAAACCTTAAACTTTGGCATCTTCTTTTTTCCTTCTCAGTTTTATCTTCCCATCTTGCCACCACTTAATTCTTTCCTTGATGGCTTGCTCTTCACAGAGGCCGCATAAATGTATTAGTCTGTCTCGCTCATCGTACGAACAGTCCTTACATTTACTCGTCATCATCCTCTTCCTCTTCCCTTTCTGAATCTGCAATCATGTGGTCGTAATCACAGTTGCGGCAAAATCCACCGCTATCATAACTGTAATGCTTCAGGCGGTTGTAATCCTCATGGTAGTGACCGCATCGTAAACAAGTTAAACCGTCCATCACGCAAATAAAACCTCTGTTATTTCTCCATGCGTGTCAAGTATCTTGACCCACTCTGTTGTTTCTATCCACACTTTAGCACCACATGATAATGGTTTGTCCGGTGAATACACAACCCGTCCAGATGCAAACTCTACACCATGTCCTGTGTAGTTCTTACCGCTAGCCTTTACAGATACAACAGGTTTGTAATCACCTGTCTTGCTGTTGTGGCGGATATGGTGTTGATTAATGTGTATTCTTTTAATTGTCATTTTCTATAATCTCCAAATTCGTTGTGATTTCTGAATGGTCAAGGTCTACAGATACGCAATCCCACCCAACACTCTCTCTATCATCAACGTAAGCTTGTTGCATTTCCTCTTTAATAGCGTCGACAGACATACCAGTGCAGTCTAACACCCACTCTTCAGTATACTGCTTCATCAGCTTTGCTCGTAGTATCATTTTATTGTTTGAACGCATCTGCTTTCCCTTCTGTTTGTTTGCAGTTTTATTACCCATACAGCAAACTATCGAACGTGTCAAGCACAAAAGAAAACGGGGCAATCCCGAAGGACAACCCCGCTTCCCAACCAACAGAAAGGACACCCTATGTCTATGCAACCTCATAGGGCGTACTTAGTTTTAACACATAACCAGCGTTGGTGTCAAGCCATTTCTTTGCTTGGCGTTGAGAATTTGTCACATGAACTGTGACCCACTTTGTCAGGTCGACAGCTTCACCCTGCTTAACAAGTTCACGGCTTGTCTCACCCAACCTTACCATACTGGCTGGCGTGAGGACTTGCCATTTCCCGTCAAACTCTCGTTCGACTATCTCAGCCTTCAGTTCCCGTCTTTTCATCTTCTTCCTCTTGTTCGATTACGTGGATGTACAGGTCGATTGCTTCCCGTATTAGGTCAGCAACACTGACTTGTTCTAGTTCAGTCTTTTGTCGTTCCTCTGATAACGTTGCAAGTTTGTCATACTGACTCACCGTCATCAGTAGATTGTAAGTCTTTGTTTTTTCTTCTATTTTCGGTGGTCTTGCCATCTTCTTCGTCCATCCATTCAGCAACCCAATCGTAAGTTTCGTCCACGCCTCGTTTGTTAGGTACAACTCGTGTCCTATAAGTAGGGTTACGTATCTGTTTAGCTATAGGGTTTCTTTTTTTCATAGTAATATATAATAAGTAAATATAGTAGGGTTTCCCTACAGGGTATACCCGTAATTAGCATGAGTTTAATTTGCCGTCAACAAAAAAATCGTGTTGACAGTGTTTTTAGTTTGTCGTATGGGTATATTAT